CTCCTAAGGACGTACGGATGCCCAAGGCTGTTGTCAAGTTCTATGTCGTAACTTGCAACCTTCATATCTGCCGGATAAATCTGTAAGTTGCTTATCAGCTCGCTGGCTGTCATTAATTCTCTGTTTTCCGTTTTCATGCTTACATCGTCTTATTAAAGTCTATTGTCATTCCCTTTTGCGCAATATACACCTGTTTTCCGGTTGCGCCTTCAACCATTCGTTTGAAACTGTCGCTGTCGCCGTTGCCCGATGACAGATGTATCAAAACAATGTTGTTTACCTGCTTCAAATCGTTTGCTTTCAGTGTTTCTATGCACTGGTCGATGCTCATGTGAGAGCGTACCACCCTGTCAAAAACCTTTTGATGAAGTCGTCCCGAAACGTAATTGTCCTCAAGTATACCCGCGTCGTAATTAGCCTCTATCAGAATATTATTCATTTGCGGAAACCGGTATTTCAAATAATACGTGTCTGTGGCAAACAAAACCGAGCCACACTCATCGTGATAAATCAAGTATCCGAACGGCTCTGCGGCATCATGCTGCACATCGAAAGTCAATACTTTAAACTGTCCTATCTTGCGCAATTCCTTTTCCTGCAAAACATTTATCCGGTGCGACTGTTCTGCAAACTGCGCTGTTCCGGCTGACATGTAGCAATCGATACCGTTTTTCATATATTCGTTTGCATATTTGAAATGGTCGTTGTGCTCGTGCGTTATCACGCAGCCTGCAATCTTTGACAGATTAAAGCCCACGGCTTTTTTTAGTTCCGAAACCCGCACCCCCGCCTCTATGACGAGGGCTTGCGTTTCAGATTCAAGCAAATAACAGTTGCCCGCAGAACTCGATGACAATACCTTCAGTTTCATTCCGGAAAATCCATTTTTAATGTTCCATTACCATTGCTGCCATTCCCGTTACCGTTTCTTACGGCTTTTTCAGGTTTTGGCTCGTCTGCTTCTACCACTATTGCGTCCGTAAAACCTAACTCTTCCGTATTGGCGTTGGTTGCAATTTCCTGTTGTACTGACGTGGCATGCCGCGTCTCTGCGCCATCGTTGTCCGTTTCGTCGCCGTCAAACAAATCGCCGTCGTCCGATGAATTTATTAGCAGCTTAAGCGCCCTGTTAATGACCGTCTTTTTTGCCATTTCGTCCGTGAAGTTACGGTGCGTATCCGATTCGGCGGGTCCCTTTCGTTGCGCCCATGCCTTGCGGATTTGGAAGATGTTCATCACCTCCACTAACTTTGTGCCGTCGTCGCGCGTCACAATAGCGTATGCACCACGCACCTTATCACCCATGTTTTCAAGCTTCTGCTCGTGTTTCAAAACCTTTTTGTCGCCAGTTTCAGCGTCTACATGAAACTCGAACACATCGCCCTCGTATACCGCCTGTGAAACCACCGACTTAACGCCGGCAACACGCTTGGCAACAGCCATATTGCCCATATACGATTCCTGCATCGAAAGCTGTTTGCCGTAGGCAATAAAATAACACTGTTTTTTCATAGGATTAAGTCCCTTAACCACCATCTTTAACAGCGAATTGGCTACGCTCTCCTTCGAACAAACGGACAGAACAGGGTTTTTATCCTTGTCTACTGTTTCCTGAAGGATAAGCCATGCTGCCTTCAGCGCATTTTCTGCGCTATAGTTCTTGGGAACTGACAGCATTTTGGTCTCTTCAAATTGCCTCACACGAGCCAATACATCGTCGGCAATGTTTTTGTACTGAACAACACCGCCGGCTGTGGGCTGACCATTCGCCGATTGCGCGGTGGCAGGCTGCGCTGCCGTAGATTGTCCGTTCTTTACTTCTTGATTTGTCATTTTTTTATTTTATTCATTATTAATTAATTCTTGATTGTTGTCCTCTTTGTGATGCCATGAGGCTCGCCATGCCCGATGCTCCTCTTTTGTTCTCATCCATTGCAATGATAACAATGAGACTTCGCGAAGCATCAGTTGTGTTATTATTTCAAGCGCCTCTCCGTACGTAACCCCTTCTGACTCTCTATTGCCCTGAAAAACCTTGAAGACGGAGCTATTATCTAATTCAATGATTATCTTTTCCATTTTTATTAAAATTTATTTGACCACAATTGTTTTGTCCTTTGTTACTACAAGCCTGATTATTTGCGTTTCTACTGGCAGCAATTCATTGACAGCTTCGGCATTATCGACAAAAATCGGCGCAAACTCGTTATTCGTGCGCGAAATAGTATTGATAATATCTAATCCCACGTTAATTTTCATAGCATTGTTGGCATCTGCAAAGGGAACGCCCCCGGCAAGCGTCTCGCAACACTCCGCCTCGCCGCCGTTCAACTGCGTTTCATACATCTTAAATTGCGCAATAGTGAACATGCCATTGACGCGCTCGGTAACAGCCGCCATCTTTGCTTTCGTGAAACCCTGAATAATGAACTCCTTCTTTTCCAGGTCGGCATATTCTTGCAAAAGAACACGCTCGCGAGCCTGCAACTCCGTAATACGCGCGTTCAAACTGTCGATAACGTCTTTTGCAGCAAGGCGTTTTTTCAAAGCGTCTATCTTGCTAAAAATTGCCTGCTTTTCAGCCTTCAATTCGTCAGTGTTTACGGTAGTATCGATAGCGGCGTATTCAGTTTTAAGTTGCTCCATTGCAGCCGACAATGCAATATGTTTTTCATTACACAACAAAGAGGCAGCAGCATCCGGCTCTTTGTAGGTCGCCTTAAACTCCTCAAGCGTTTTATTGGCAGCGGCGCTCGCTTGTTTTAAATCATCAATTTCTTTGTTTGTCGCCTCTATCATTCGATTAACCTCTGCCATCTTTGCATTGTATTCAGCCTTCGACTTACGCAATTTTTCTATTTCGACCTTCATTACCTCAAATTTTTTCAGTTTGTTGCGGTTAAACTTTTCGATAATTTCGGTCATTTTGGCTTCCGTGTCCTCTTCTTTCAGCGTTGAGCCGCACATGGGGCAGGAATAAACATCGTCGGGAAATTCTATCTCTTGTGCGTTAAGTTCGCCCCATTCTTGTTTTAGTTCGTTCAAGCGCTCATCGCATTCAAGCATTTTGCCCACGCCAAGCGACTTGTTTTGTTCAATATGCCAAAGCCTGTCCTTAGCAAGCGATATATTCTTACCATGCTGATAGGCGGCATTTGTTAAGTCGCGCTCCATAGCTTCTCTGTTTTGCGCAAAATTTTGATTTTCTGCACGTACAGTACGCTCAATTGCGCATAACTCCAAGTATATTTCTGTTATGCGACCTTGCAACTCCGCTCCTTTTTCTACCTGTGCTTTCACTGCCAGCGACTTGTCCTCTATGGCAGCCTCTACAGATTTCAGACTACCTGTCAGCGCCGAAATATCTTTTTCGATTGCATCAAAATCAAGTTTTTCCGGCATCGACCGTTTTGCCTCGTCAATACGCACCGGTACAGCCTCAAGTTCGGGTTTGATTTTCTTCTTGGCGGCTGCTATTTCAGCCTTGTATTCGTCCATCTTTTTGTTGCCAAGCCTGCCGATAAGGTCTACAAAATCGGCATTGTCGCCTGCAATATCAGCATCGGAAATAACGCCCGCAAGATGCGTAAGAATACTCCGCCGCTCCTGCCACTTCAAAGAATTGAAATACAGGGGGTCAGAAACCAACTTGAATAGTTTGTCGCTTATCAGGCTGTCTACATACGATTTGTACTCGCCCGCCTGCTTGGGAACATCGTTGATAAAAAACTCCGTCTTATGACCCTTGAGTTTTTTGGTTGTTTCGCCGCGAGTTGTAACCCATTCCTCTGCATAAGCCCTGCGTAGAGATAAAGTAGAGCCATTTACTACAAACATGCCCTCTACCTCGTGCGTAAGCTCATGAATAGGATTGTTGTTTTCATCGAGCGTCTTTATTTCAAAATCGCTACGCCCCGTCGAATCCTTTCCAAACAACAGCCACGTATAAGCATCGAATACGGTCGTTTTGCCCGTAGCGTTTGCGCCGGACAGGGTGGTAACGCCCTCGCTAAAATCAATCTTCAGGCTCGAAATGCCTTTGAAGTTGGTTATTGATAACGATTTGATTTGTATTTTCATTGTCTTAACTATTTATATGGGTTTATTTCCAACGTATTACAATCAATCGCGAGCCCCGCATCAATAAGTCCGCGATAGTCAATTTTCAACTCGTGAAGGTAGTCGAATAGCTGGACTTGGTCGGGGATGTACTCTATATTATCATAGCAATGTACCGCATAAAAGTACCTATAGTTTTTTTCGGTTTTAGCAAAATATGTATGCGCTCCAGTATATCCAAACAACACTCTTTCTGTCCATTCTTTCTCTGTCCGTTCTTCGTGTATTATATCTCTTACCGCCATTTTTTTATTGATTTTCCAATCATAGTCAGGATAAGCCATTTTTGCCAAATTCACAATCGGTGTTATCTCTTCGCCATTGTGCACGATGGTGCGGTAAAGGTCGGATAGCGGGCGCAAGACGGGTTTGATATATTTCAGTCCCGTGTGCGTTGTTATTCCGGTTTTCAACCATTTTACCCTAAGCCGTGTTTTATGATGATATTCAATAACACGACTTACGCTTCCCTGTTCTATAACATAGAAATCGTATGGCAGATAACCCGCTATATCTCTACTATTTAATTCTTTATTTTCCATTTCCTACCAATTTTTTAATTTTTCTAATTCTTCACAAAACTCATCGAGAGCTCTCTTATCAAAATCATCGCAAGTATCAAACGGTCCAACGACCTCGTCGTTTTTAGCACAGTATATGTTACGGCTAAATGTCCTGGCGCCATTGTATAAGCAATTTTGGCAAATCCCCTGCACCCCACCCGCGCCGTCAGTCTCCGGCGCGGGGTTGCTATGGCTTACCTCGTAATTTACTGTATCGATAATATCAGTGTTAGTCGATGACCAAAAACATCTTTTTAAAGACGCTACTATTTCGTTCACCGCGCTTCCGTCTCCTTTGACTACACGTCCAAACAAGATTATGTCGAGCCTGAAATACGGAATGCTGTCAGTCGTGGCGTTAATTTCTTTAAACTGCGTACCCGTGCCAAACTCGTCAAACACCCTACGGCGCAAGTCCGGGAACACTCTCGCTATTGCTTTCTGATTGCCTGTTGTCTTCATATCTATCTGTTATTATAGGTTGTTACTGTTGTTCGGCGCAGATACTCTAAATGCTCGCGCTCGTTCTCGTCTGCTATATCACGCCTCTCCCTCACGCGATGGCACACCTCAAAATACTTGTTTATGCAAAAATCGGTTGTTAAACCACGATATTTGTGCATTCGCATATCCTCAAAATCATAGTACGGCTTTTGGGATATTGCTATAATATCCGTATCGTTGCCGTCGTAGTGCGCCTCTATCAATACGCCGTTAATGACTTTTTTGAAAGGACCGCAATTGTCTAAATGCGCATCCGCTATACTGTCATACAGCATGTCGTTCACGTGGAACAAGCCGTCCAATTCGTGCGCAACCAGCGCCATAGCGTCTAATGGCTTGCCGTACTGGTCGTACAGACCACCGATGCAGTCGCACCATTCAACGTCTACCGGCATAGCGCCCACGTAGAACGATATTTTTACGGTAGATAACTTGCCGCTGCGTATCTTGTAATCAACGTTGATGTCAGATGCGGCAGGCAGGTTGCGGCTTTTCGCCATTTGTTCTATTTTTGAAATTATGTTTTCCATTGTTTTTTAGGTTTTATACATTTATATTAATACTCTATCTTACACAAATGCGCTCTGTATATATCGCTCATAGCAAGTACCTCAACCTCTCTTTTATCAAACCGCGTTGAGTTGCCGACTTGCAGCGGAATAATTTGCCTCTCGTTAATCCACTTGTCTACTACCGGACGGGTATACTTCTTTATCAGCGCGTTGTACGAATAAAACGCCTTTTCTTTGCCTGTTTCAATAGCGAAACTCATCCTGCCCTGCCGGAAGGCATCGGATAAGACTTTGTGGAAGTCGTCCATTGGCATTAATACGCCGGATTTATAGGTTGGGATATTCATGGCTGTGTGGGTTTTGAGGTTAAAAACTCCCGCAATATATTAAGCAACTCCGGCGGACACTGATTTATCGTAACATTTGCGCCTTGAATATTATCGCCAAAGACGTTCGACTGATTTACGGACACTGCGCTAATATCGCCTTCAATGCCGCTATTGTCGCCGCTCGTCTTGTGACCAACGCGCAAACGCCGAAACTTCGACAACAAATAATCAAACGGGTTGCCCGATTGGGACGCTTCAGGCAGCGGATGTGCCTGATAAGGGGGGATACTGCCACTTGCGTGGGCTGCAGAGTTCAGATAAAAATTTTCGTTAAACAAAAAACTGTTGAACCTTAACTTTGCCAAGTACCAATAGACGCGAGAGCGGCTACCTGAACGGTTCAACAGTTTAAAACTGTCTATGTTATGTGCGGATACAATACGACCGCTCATCATTCGTCTGAATTGGTACTTGGCATGTCTCAATTCGGGTGCAAAGATACAACCTTTATTTTTCTCTACCAAATTTTTTTGCAAACAAGTTTGATTTTTTTGAAAAAAAGTTGCGATATTTTTTTTGGGAATTTGCATATTGTTGATAATGAGCGGTTTTATAAAACGCCCCGCAAGATGAATATCGTCAAATATTTTCAAATTCTCTTTCGAGGAGGAAAATCTTGCGGGGTTGTCATTTTTTTTGCCTACCTTTGCCACGTCAAATATTTTTAAATTTTTAATCATGGATAAAGAAGAAGGTACAATTATTGCTGGAGATGTTGTGTTCCTCCCTTCAGACAAGGCAAACGCATCGCATCTTATGACAGTTGGCTCCGTTGAGAACGGAACTGCCAAGTGTTTTTGGTCGGCTGGCTTGGAAGTCAAAACAGCAGACATCCCTGTTATGGCATTAGTGAAGAGATAGTTCATTGTTTGCGCCATAAAGGGTTAGGCGGGTTATAAGCATCGGCTTTAAACCCTACTTGTTTTGTGTACAGCGGTATACCGCAAAAATAGTACGTTATTTTTGCCGGCGGTCCGTCGTGTCCGTTGTGTTGGTCGTGTATTTCTACTTTTTTAAGTATCATATTCTATACATTATATAATAGGTTAAACTCCTCTCGTTTTCCGCCTGCCTGAACTTCGCATGTTTGGTCTAAACCAAGCCGCTTCGACACTCGCTTGCGGATAAACCAGATTGTCGATGGCGCATGGATGCCGTATTTCTCGCATAACAAACGGTTTACCGCCGTTGCCATAGCTCCCGGCTGCCTTGTTAATTCGCACCAATCATTGTAGATAGCCAACTCCCTGGCTTCTTTCTGGGTGCGGTACTCTGTCTGCAAACTATTCTTTTCTAACATTTTCTAAAATATTTTTTAAATTTATTTTTTCGTGTCAATTTTATTAGTATTTTTGCAAAAATTTTAATTAAAATGACGCGACAAAATTAAAACAAATGTTTTATTAAAACAAATGTTTTGCAAAATATTTTTGTTAAAGTTTGTTAAAAATTTTTTATAAAAATTGTAAATAGTTGATAATCATAGCGTATGGGCATCAAAAAAATATTGACAAAACTTGATTCGGCTCTAAAAAAGTTAGCCGAAAGCGGAAACAGAGCGCACGTCACGCACGGATACATCCTATCTGAACTTGAAAGGCGGCAGGGTGATATAGCGACTGCGTACTCTATAGTCGTGTGGGCGCCACGCTTCGGTCAAACCTCAACAAAATCTTGTCGTCGAGCATTTTCAAGTGCCTTCAAACGCAAAAATAAAACAAATGTATAAAATGACAAATATTTTAACAGATTCCGAAAGAATAGAAAAAATAACGGACTATATGCACGTTAGCCTAAACAAGCTCGCTAAAGAACTAGGGCTCAATAACCCTGATAGAATATACCATATAAAAAGAGGGCGCAATAGAATTTCCGGGGACATTGCTAAAAAAATTGTCGATCTTAAACCCGAAATAAACCTGTCATGGGTGCTTACGGGCGAAGGGGAAATGCTAAAATCCGGCAATATAGGACATATTGTCAGTGGAGACAATAGTAGGGCTGGAGACATCAATGTCGGCGGAATACAAATAAAAAGTGTCGATGACGATACTCGCAACCGCACCGTTTTGGAAGATAAGACTGACACAGAACACTATGTATTGTTAGTGCCTATTTCTGCACAAGCTGGAACGCTTGACGACTTCATAGTTTCTGTGAAAGGAAACGAATGCGAGCGGATAATATCCCCGATAAAAGGCGCAGATTGCGCCATAACGGTTTCAGGAGATAGTATGTCCCCGGAATACCCATCCGGTTCACAAATACTGATAAAAAAGATAAATGAACGCGCTTTTATCGACTGGGGTAAGGTTTATGTGTTAGACACTTGTAATGGTATTGTTATCAAAAGAATTTTCCCATCTGACGAGCCCGGAAAGCTTAAGTGTGTTTCAATAAATCCAGAGTATCCGTCATTTGACGTTTCAAATAATGACATTCTTGGGGTGTATCGCGTATTACTGTGTATGTCTGCAAAGTAAAAAATCTAAATCTATTGAGAACATGAGCGTATTAAAAAAAATATTCGGAGGGTCAATATCAAACATAAGAGACAATTTGACAGAAGACGAAATAATAGATTTGGACTGGGATGAATATCTCGAATACATCTACACGTATGGTTTTAACTTTGATTTTGTAGAACAGTGGACGGAAAGCCACCTAACCGACTTTCGTACTTCGGATAAATTTATCGAAAGAATTGAAAAATATATTTCTCACGCACATAAAAAAGAAGACCAAAGCGAAGAAGGCATTGAAGACTTAACCGAGCTAAAGAATTGGATAACAGAAAGAAACGAAAAAACCACCGAATCGCAAACAAATAGACAGTATAATGTTAGCCTAAACACAAACCATGGCTTAAATCTTCAATGGTACAGTTATCGCGGATCGAATCTAACTACCACCCGGGAGTTTTGCAGACTAATGACCGAAAAGGAATATGTGCACGAGAGCGAGTTTAAAGCCATTTTGTCGGGGAAAATCATCGGACGACAATGTAAAATCAACAAAAAAACTGGACTGCCCTTCGGTATGATCAAAGGGACAACCCCCAAGAACTTTCCCATCAATGCTGGCGGCTGGAACTGCGGGCATGGTGTTTATCCGATACCGGATGCGGCTGTACCGAAGGAAATTAGGGAAAAACTTACAAATCCCAACCTTTTTTTGCATCCAGATTATTACCCAAATGTTGTTCAAAATTGCGCCTATCGAATACTAGAATCAACGCATTTGGGAGATAAGGCAGAAGAAATCAGGTACCTAATGTATAGGTACGCTTCAGTTATTGACAAAGCAGAAAATCTGCGCGAGCACAAACAAATGAACCAAGACCGGTTTCAATTTGATGTTGAACAAGCAATTGCAAAATACCAACCCAGCCGCAAAATAACGCCAGAGCAGATACTTTTTGTTCACAATCCTGAAAGAAGCGACCTCATAGATATATTTCTAATAACAAGCGTACTTAATTCAACAATCCAAACATACAAAGAATACTGCTCTTCCGTTAAAGAAATGGCAAGAAAATCGGCAATAGAAAACAGAAAGAAAAAGTTTAGCAAGTTTGTTGAAGAGGCGCGAAATGCGCTCATATTTGCCCAAAACAAAAACGGGATAGAAGAATGTTTGCAATCGCTGCATCTCATAGATACCAGTTTTTCGAACGACAAATTTGACGAAGAGTTTAACGCAATCAGAACAAAAGCTGAATAATATGGCAACTTGGTCTTATCGAAAAAGAATAACTATAGCTCCCGGAGTGCGATTAAATATTAGCAAAAAAGGGATAAGCAGCACATTTGGAATGCGTGGCGCAAGTATAAATGTAGGCGAAAAAGGAGTTTTCCTAAACACCGGCATCCCTGGAACCGGAATTTACAGAAGGCAAAAAATAGGAAACTGGGACTCTCAAACAAGCACTCAAGTTCAAAACTCCGAAAACAACTATATTGTTCCGGACGAAGTAAAAGCAGAGTACAATGGTTGTCTTAACGCAATCGCAATCATTTTACTTGTCGGAGCCGTTATTGGTGGATACACACTAATGAAACAAGACATATTTATTGAGAAAGGATACCTAAAAGAGAAAGATCAGACTTTGTATTTCATGGGTCTTGCCTTCGTTATCTTCTTTTCAACAGGTATAATTAGCTTAACAGTGTCTTCGATTAGTAAATTGATATACAATTCGTCATCGGCGAGAGCAAAAAGAGCGGAAGCTGCATTTCAGGCTATAGCGGACGAAATAAACAATGTTATCGACAACTCCGATTGTCCCTCAAAAAAAGCAATTTTAGAACGGTATCTTGATTGTCTATATCTGAATAGGGAATATGACGGAATAAATGAAATAATCGAAGCATTAAAAGAAAAATCCGCAAAAAAGCATAGCCCAAAGCTAACTCAACAACAGGAAAAATATGAAATTGAGTTGTCTGAAGTAGAGGCAGAATTTAATCATATTCAAATAAATGCAGATGTTTTTAGCAGCGAAGACAAAAAAGATGAATACCGTGCTTTGTGCGAAAAATTCGGAGAGGTAGCGAATTCTGAAAAAACGTGGATAATAACACATTCCGAGCATAATGCTGAGTTGAAATCCTCAGCAAGCATATCTATCGATAGAAACGAAATTTCATTTGATGCGGGCATGTTTAATTTTATTAAGACAGAGTTTAATACGCCTATCCTCAAAGGGAACGACGGTGCAATGCACTACGTGTACCCAAAATTTATTGTTAAGGCATATTCACATTCAAATTTTGAAGTCTTTCCAATTGAAAATGTAGAAATGGATTATCGTATCTCAAGGTACCTCGAAAAAGATACTGTTCCGTCCGATAGTGCGATTTTAGATTACAAGTATCAGTATGTGAACAAAAACGGTAGCCCTGACAAACGCTACGCTAATAATCTACATTTGCCTGTAGTTGCTTATGGTGAAGTGCGGGTAAGCCCTTTCAATTTAACGTATCAAATCAGCAGTCTGGAGGCAGCAGAGAGTTTCGTATTCGCATTCAATGTATATAAAAGCAAAAATTTATAAATCCATATATTTAATATTTTAAACAATGAAAAAGTTAGCATGTATTTTAATTGTAGCCGCAATATTGGTGGGATGCAGCGAAGACAAACCAAAAGAAATCTTCAACAAAACGCTTCTATACGGCAAATGGGTGGTTATGACCGAAGAAACCGAAGAGGCTGAAGCAACTGAAACCACTCTATTCTACGTGTTTCATAGCAACCAAACTGGCGAAACATGGGATACGAGTGACGGGATAACTCAAGATGACGCTCAGCCGTTCACTTGGCAAATCGTTTCGAGCGAACTTCAACTGCTTCATTCAATAGGAGGAGGTAGTGTGCCTAGAAATTACACAATAAAAAGCTTAAACGCATTTGAATTGACGATGAGCGACTTGTTTAGAAATTACACGTTCATCAAAATTGACTAACTGTATTAGGCTTTTGTTGCCCTATACCACCTTAATTATATACGCCAAAACATAATACGGTGGGCGGTTTTCGTGCGCCACGCCCGATGCAGCACTTTGAGAGTTGCCCGAGCCGCCGATAAATTGGGTTTGTCCTGTCCTGTTTTCCATAGCCGGGGAGCCGCTTGGGGTGCTTCCTCCTGTGATGCCATTAACACGCCATCTGGCATTGCCGGAGTTGGTGTCGTTGTTTCCCCAATAAACTACATCGTGCCTGTGTCGCGGCATTTCCGTATTTGTCAATGCGTGCTCTTTTTTCCCGCCTGCTTTTCCTATAGCGTTATAATCAGCATCCGTCGGGTCGTACCCAACAACAAACCTGCCGCGCAGGGGCTCGTGCAAAGCCCAGCCATCAGGTGGCGTGACGCCGCTCCACATGATAATAGCGCCCTTAGGCACAAGATGGTTTACTGAAGTCGAATAGCCTTTTCCGCTTTTATCTACTCCAACCAAAAAATCACCGTCGTCAATGGATGTTTTTCGTGGAAATTCTTTTAAGTCCTTTTTTGCCATGTCTTAAATATTATATATCAATTAATTAAATCAAAATCATCATTAGTTAAATCAAAATCATCGTTCACAAGTTGCATTTTTGGTTCTTGCGAACAGTTGCTGCTTCGGCTTACTACATTTGCCGAAACCGTACATTTGCCCTTTGCTGTTTTCGTATCGCCGCTCATCAGATAATTGCCCCAATCAACTGAATAATCGCCTGTTTGCGTCAGCAGTTGCCCACTTATATACACCTCGTCGTGCATCAATGCAATGATAAGATTTCGGTGCATCTCTTCGGTCATATAGTCCGTATCTATGTCGTACTCGTTTCTTACGCTTGCCGACAGTATTTTTTGCCGTCCGCTTAACGTTCCGTAAACATCGCGCGTTTGCGAAAATTTTACATCCATCAGCTGCAGTGGCAGTCGCACTTTATTCATAAAAGCGCCTATACCATACGAAAATCCGAAACTGTCGCCATCGCTGCAATATGCCACTACGCTTGTTTGCTCGTCATCGTCTACCAAAACAAACACATTGCTAAATCCTGAAACAATATCCCACCCGCTTTTCAATATAAGCCTAAAACAGTCTGGACGGCTTGTAAATTGCGGTTTTATGAAGTGCGCGTCATTATAATTTAATATTTCCCTGTTTGTTTCTTCTATTGTGTTGCCCTCCATATCCGTCATAACCACGGCTGTTATAGGCGCAACGCTGATTACCTGAAAGGCAATATCATCGGTCGAAACATACGGTAGAGACGTGGCATGACGCGTCTCATCAAGCGACCCTTCGTCCCAAAAACTAACAAACGAAAACTCCGGCGTATACATAATTCTTAATTCTTATCTTATTTCTTAATTCAAATCTCTCTTTTCGGTATCAACGTAAACTTTGCCATCCCTCTTATCAAATCAGCTTCAATCTGTTTTATCCACCCGTGCTCGCCATTGAACTGTACTAATCCGTATGGATTTGCTTTTATGCTTTTAAAATCTCTGAACGTCAGAGGATAATTAAACTCCACCGTTTCCGCTTTGGTTTTTGGATTTCTTTTTTCCGGCTGTGCGATAATATCGGGCGAAATATCAGTGTTTTCTGCTATATTAACGCTGACTACAGGGTCTGTTTTTTGTGCTTCGGTTCGTGCACCGGCGTATCCTTCGGCACCGGTAAAAATCAATTTGTCGTCCTTTACGCCTTGCATAACATGCGAATACCACCTTGCAGCATTTCGCGCCGGCGACAGTTCTACGTTAAACACAGTATCAGGGTCGTGCAGTCCAGTTGCGCCAAAGCCTGCGCCGGTATTTACCTGCAATCCGTTGTCGCCTCTATCTAAATCGAAAATAAAAATATCGTTGTCATACCTCCAGTCGCTTGTCTTATCTGCAATTTGCCGTCGTCGCGTAGCTTCTATGGCGTAGCTGTCTGCTACAAATTTGCTAAATTGCTCCAATTTGTTTTCCGTTCGGGCTATTGTGCGATACTGCCGCTTCCCATGAAAGCCGTCTATTCCGTCACGCTCCTCAGCCTCCCATTTTGTATAACCAACATTTGCCTGCGAAAAACACATGGCGTGATCAAACTTGCGGTTTATTTCGGCAATATCATCGCAGACAAGAACAACATCATCGGTATAAAAGTATTCCCAAGGTTCGATGCGCAGATATTTGTCATCTTCTACGCCCCAGCCTATAGCATCGATAGCAATAAGACCATCAAGAATATCCTTAAATGATACTGTAAATTTTGGTTTCGGATCCTCTGTGTTTTCATATTCAGCCTGTCGCAGCATCAGTCCGTTTGTGAAACATCTTAAAGAACCGGCGCCGTCAGTGACGTTTTGATTTATTTCGCTGTCGCTGCGCCCAAAATAATCGCTTTTGGCATTCAAGGCGCTGTCGGTTATCGCCTCCGTGAGACGCGACAGGGTCTCGTGCACCATAAACACTCTGCAGTCGGTAGGCTCAAAATAACTGTCGCCGGATATTTCAATAAAAGAGCCTGCTTTGATGGTTATGCTTGAATTGTTGCCGGTATTACGTACTCTTAAATATGCTGTAATGCCACGTGTGTATCCGTCGTGTTCTGTAAAATTCTGTTGCTCATTATAATCCAGCGCTTGTGGTAGTAAATCGCCATTGTTAAAGACAATACCACGTAACCCCGTAGGAGTACCTAATGGCAAAGGCTGTCTTAAAATAAATAATTCTTTCTCTTCATTTGAATTAGTGAACGTATGTTCAAACTCCATATGAAACTTAACGCGTAAGAATTTATTTCTATCCATCATATTGCTTGGCATATTCTCAAAAATTACGCTCTCTCTTGGAAATCTGTTAGGGTCACCACATTCTCTAAACATCGATTCGGTATCAAACTTATCGAAATCGTTGCTTGTGACTTGCCCAAATGGAACTTTAAACCACGTATCATTATTTCTTGCGCCAGGATAAAACACGCTGTCAGAAAGCATCTCTGCCCTGTTTACCTCCCTCCTTGTTTTCGAGGGTATTTTTATCTCCCTTCCAAGATTTTCATATTTCGTCATTTCCGAGCCGTCAAACGATGCTAAGCTTTCCAAATCTACCTTTGTGCCAAAGCGACTGTTTAGCGTTGTCAATACGGAAGTCTGCGCAACGGTGATGCTGACAAAAAACTTTGCGCCCGAGGTATCCTCATATAAAGCAAAATCAAGCATACCGCTGTAAAACTCCTGCCAGTCGCCACCGCAGTTTATTTCTACAACGAATTTGATACTTGCATTTATTCCGTACTGCTCGTATTCTTCTTTTATCATAAGCCCGCTTTTTCCGTAAAATTCAAGTTTTTGCTCGGCAAACTCCCACGTCACGCCATGACATTTCGGGTCGCGCTTAAACAACGGCTTAAATCCGTCAAACTTTACCGGCTCGTCAATTTCCGTCTGTACGCCGGTACGCTCATTTATTAAGAAAAATCGGTATTCCATGCTTTAAACCTTTGTATATTCTATTATAAATCCTCAACTATACGCCCTATTATATTTTCAATACTAAAATTGTCGTCTTCGGTTGGGAAGTTGCCATGATACAAGTCTGTGAATGTCAATGTAATGATAGAGTACGTCATTCCTTGCGAATATACCATTTGAACATTGCCACACGCAGCATAAGGCTCGCTCCAATCTTTTTGCCCGACAAATGAATGTGAAGACGCATTTACGTTAATGCTTCCCGCTGTTTTTTGAAAAGCAGCCTGACCTCGAAGCGTCCCATGATAATTAGTTCCGAGAACATCAAAATTTAATGAGCAAGAAAAGTCAAGAATACCATTAAATTCTTCCGTGATTATCATCGGAAAGGTAAATTCCAATTTTATTCCCTTTGGCGTTGAATGTGAGGGACCGCCACCTGTTATCACAAACTCGCGGTGTGGCTCGCCTGCAAAAGCGTATTTGAGCGGCGTTTGGTTGTCGAGCCGTTTCCAAAATGGGTATGGCGTTGCCCAATTACCGCCGGTTATATACCGCATCCATTTTCCGCGATTGGAAAAATTGGTGAGCGTTACCGAAAAGTATTGTCCCGGCGTTTGCGTTTCTACTACTTCCACTAACGCGCCGGACGCAGTATTTAGGTCTTCGGGTAAATCCTCGTATTCAGCAATGAAGGAATTGCGCAAGGCATATTTGCCGCCGCCGAGCGTTAATACCAAATCAAGTATTGAATGAAATTCGCCCTCTTCAATTTGTCGCGCCTGACGAAACTCGCCGTCTGTTTTTACGACGGTTTCTCTTACATTTACAACGAGGTTTGTTGCCCAGTTGCCTACACCGCCCACCTGATTTATTGTCACATTGTCAGGCGTCGCAGTAACGCATACGGCAACGCTACCAGCGGTTGCGAAAACATTCCTTATATTGCCATTGACCCAACCGCCTTGAGCGTTTCTGTAAGATGCGCCGCTTGCCGGTAGCCCAGTGTCGCGATTGATTGCGCCAATCTTGGTTAGCGTCGTGTTCTGCGCGATGATGGTTTCCGATTTCTATTCCAAGATGCTTACAAACTGCGTCCAATTTGTGGCTTGGAATATTCAAATGTTCACGCGCTTGCAGGCATGTGCAGTAGCCATGTAGCGGCTTCGTTTTTATTTTCAATCGCTGCATCTCGCTAACTATACAGTCAATATCAAATTTGACGTTGTGGGCGACGAGCAAAACGCCCTCTATGTATGGCTTTAATTCGCTCCATATTTCTTTGAACGTTGGCGCCTGTTCTAACTGTTCAGTAATTATTCCGTGAATAGCCTGATGCCTTGCATTCATTTTCGGAAAGCACGATGGTTTGATTAGCCAACTCTTTGAGTCGGTTATTTTTCCGTCTGCTATCTCGGCGATACCTATTTCGCAGGGATAGCCCCAGTCTGCGGTTTCTACGTCTATGGCTACGATTTTCATGCGGTTTCAACGTTTTAATATTTCAAAAAATACCGGCGTTTGCCGCGTTGCGCGGCAA